CTAATGAATTTCTGCTAAGATACCTCTGACCTCTGCATGATGTTTCTCTTTCATTTTCTCAAACTGGTGGGCATAGACCTTGAGCGTTACTAATATTGATTTGTGTCCCAATAATTTCGAGATACTTGCAACTGGTACCTCCTTAAAAATGAGATAGGAAGCGTATGTGTGCCTTAAAGTGTGGGGGTGGACTTCTCTCTTGACCATCCTTTTTAGAGCCGTGTTAGTGGCTCTATTTGACGCTCCAAAGAGCACACGGTTCTGTTCATTCTCCTTCCAGTGATTTTCCTTATAAAAAATCAAATGTTTTGCTACATTTTCGTTGAAAGGAATTTCTCTGACTGATTGTTCATTTTTTGTCTCATCAAAGTCTTGCGTGTCAGAGTAATCCCAGGTATTTTCAACCTTGAAAACTTGTCTATTCAAATCTATATCATCCCAAGTAAGCCCCATAGCTTCAGCAAACCTCATACCACTGACAGCCAATACGTACAATGTCATGTGTGATATAAATTGTGGGTTTTCCTGTGTTTTAGAGATGACGTAGAGGTATTCATCTTCTTCTAGGTAACTTTCTGCCTCCGACCTTTTTTCCTTTTGAGATTTGACCACAGCCCCTTCTGTAAAGTTTGATGGAATGAGCTGATCCCGTACAGCAATTTTAACAGCTGACTTGATATGATAGTGAGTCCTCTCTATTGTATCCTGAGAATACTTTGAACCAAATTGGTTCAAAAATTCCTGATACCTCACTGGTGTCATCTCTTTAAGTTCTATTTGTCCAAAATACTTAATGATGTGATTCTTTGTCTGTTCGTAAGATTTCCAAGTTTTCTTTTTTATATATGGCTTTTTATAGAGCTGAGCCCATGCCATATAATAGTCAATCATGGTTACGTCAGTATTTGACATTGGAGAGCGTCGCAACTCAACTTCTCTTTCTTGACCAGCCGCCCTAGCTTGTGCCTTTGTTTTGAAGCCACCACCATAAGCTTCGTGCCTCTCTCCTAAATGATCTCGATAAACAATCCGATATTCATAATATTTGCCTCGTTTTCTTGTAGAAGCCATTTGATTTCTAACCCTTCTTTTGTTAAAATGGGTACAGTAAAGAGACCTACTGCAGAGCAGGTTTTTACTATACATGATTCGCCTTACGCTCTCCTCGATCAAAATTTGAGCGTAGGGCTTTTTTATTTTATTCCATAACTAAATCACCAATAGGTATAATATCTTTAATTTTTGAAGATTTTGCAATTAAGCGGTAATTATCTGCTGACATTTCATATCCAAAATCAATAGTTGTTGTATCATCTGGTAATTCTTTCGCAATTTGTGAGATAGACATTCTTAGCATATTAAGGGCATTTTTCTGATCAGCGGTAGCCGTATTAGCATCTTCAGCATCTAACATTTCAGAAAACATTTTTTTGGCATCATCTTTTACGAGTAGTCTAATTACAGTATGACCATTCGGATAGTCGCCTTCAACAACGTTATTTTCAATCTTTGATTCCATTTTAGTTGAATTATCTTGATTTAATTCATTGTTAAGTTTACTCACAACGGAATCGTATTTGCTATTATCCACTTTATTTTTAGGTTTTTCAACTGTTTTAGTAGATTTATCACTATTGATTTCAGTTTTACTTTTAGTACCTTTATCAGATGAACAGGCAACAAGTAAGAGGGTTGAAAATAGAGTAAATGATGTTAAAATTGTTTTCTTCATATAAATCCCCTTTATCCAACTAAATTATAAAATTCTTCAATAACCATAGACTCGTCAGCAATCGAGGTTAATTCGTACTTTTCCATAAAATGGACATAATTAAAATCTTCTATATTATCCCAATAAGATAGCTCTTCCTTCAAGAGATGATGTATCATACATCTATCAGCTTGCAATTCACACAGTTCCCTATTAAGTTCATACTGCGTCAAAGTATGGTCTCGGTGCCCAAGTTCATGGTATATAGCTTTTTTCTTTTCTTTTTCTTCAAGATAAGAACCGATACCAATAACTTTACATTCATGATTAGCAAATGCTTTTTTATCTGCTCCACGATCATCATAAAATACTAGTTCATAACCGTACGTCTGAACCAATTGTTCTGTTGATACACTCATATACTAATCTCTATTCTTGAATCTTTGCTCTAATACTGCTGCGATTAAGTCAATGTCATCGTCTGTTAAAGTTTTTCCATCATAAGACATAGATTCAGCAGCTATTTTTTTAAAGTCTATTTTTTCTTTACTAATAGTGGAATTAGCGATTTTAGGGTTATCAGTACGTCCTAAAAGATAGTCTGTGGAAACACCGAAATAATCAGCAATTTCCCTTAGTACTTTAGAACTAGGATTGCTTCGTTTTAAACGATACAGAGTATTTGTTCCGTACCCTAGCTTTTCTTCTAAAACATTTATAGAAATTCCTTGCTTATCAGCCAATTTCTTTATTTTATCGAATGCTACAAACATTGATTTATCAACCTTTCTAAGCATACGAAAAAATAATTTTAAAATATTTGTATAAAGTTCTTGACTTATCTAGTCAAATGTTTTAAAATTATATCCGTAAGCTAAAGAGTTAGCGAACAAGACAACTAAAAAATAAAGCCTAATAAACTGATTGGCGTCCGTTTTTTCTAGGTAAAACCTTACTTTTAGTAAGTCTTTTCTCTATGCTCTCATTTTAAAACATTTGACTAGACTTGTCAATAAGTTCGCTAACTTTTTAGTTAATTTTTTAAAAAAGGAGGAAATACAATTAAGAATTTATGGCAAACTTCCAAAATACGAACTTGATTGATATTCATAGCTTATCCTCCTTTATGTGGTGATAAGCTAATTATAACAAAATATAGAAAGGAAATTATGAGTCAACAACATAAAAAATGGATTCAGCTTGTGAAAGCTAGATTAAGTGAAGAGCAGATGACACAGACACATCTTGCTCGTGCTTGCGGTGTTGCAAAGGCGACAATCTCAGAACTACTTAAATATGGAAAAGGTAGCGACAAATTAAAGAACAAGGTCTCAGATGTGCTACACATTGACGAGAGCTGGACCAAATTGGAGGACTAATGAATACAAAAGAAATGACTTCAATTGAAATCAAGGTCCTAAATGCTATCAAAAATGGAGCAAGTTTTGACTTACCAATACAGGCTAGAGAGTTAAGAAGAGACATTGGTTTAAGTAAGCGAAAACTTGAGGAAGTGATTGAAAATCTTCGTGTTACGCACAGACAACCGATTGTAGCAAAGAAAACAAAACCAAATGGCTATTATCTTCCGAAAACAAAGGAAGAACGTGACGCAGGAATAGCACCGTACAGGGCACAAATTAGAACTGAACAGAAAAACTTAGCGGCAGTCATGTCAATCAATTTAGAAGATTATTGGACAAAACAGAAAAAGCCTGACGGCAATCAGGCTCTTAAATAAATATTACAAGAGGATTATATCATGAATGATCTAATGATTCAAATGCTTGACCAGTTTGAGGCTGGTTTGATGGACAGAGCATTAAAGGTCATCCACGTTGTAACAGACGAAAAAAGACACTTTCCAATGGAACTCAACAAGTCTCAGTGTGCTGAAATGCTCTTAGGGACTAGAGATACTGGAATGTTTGATGAGCGTTTTTGCCGCCACAAAGATTTTCCGAAAATTAAGGGTAAACGTGACAAATTCCCTCGTGATGCAGTGATTGAATGGTATCACAAGAACTGGCAAAGAACAGCTATTTAAAACAAAAGAACAAAAGGAACTATATCATGACCAATTTACAAATTATCACAGTAGGAACACTCATTTCAGTCACTTTGATTGAATCTCTTATCTCAAACTTCAAACTCAGAAAAGCTCTCAAAACCAAACAGACAACTGGGACTGTAACCGCTCATCACATTTTACAAAAAGGCTTTATTGGCTACAAGACTGGAAGACGTGTTGACATTGATCCTGAAACAAAGAAAGAAGTCTTTATTGACTGAGGTAGACCATGGAAGATTTTAAAATATTGCCTCATGATATTCAGGCTGAGCAGGCAGTTCTTGGGTCCATCTTTATCAATCCTGAAAAAATCATTGAGGTAGCTGAGTATCTGAAACCAGATGATTTCTATAAACCAGCACACAAAATATTATTTAAGGCCATGCTAAGTATTTCTAGCAATGCTGAGCCTATTGATGTCGTCACAGTTAAATCAGTGCTAGAAAGTCAAGACAATCTTGCTACTATTGGCGGAATAACATATCTACTCGAGGTAGTCAATGCAGTACCAACAAGCGTAAACGCTGAACATTATGCAAAGATTGTGGCTAAAAAAGCACAACTTAGATCTATCATTGACAGCCTTTCTGATTCTATTGGCAATGCCTATGACGAGAACATGGATATTGACGAGATTATAGCAAAAACTGAGCGGTCGTTGATTGAGGTTAGTCAATCTAGTAATAAGAGTAGTTTTAGACCTATCCATGACGTGCTAGCAGAAAACTATCAAAAAATTGAAGAGCGATCAAACAATAATACTCAGATTACAGGTATTGCTACAGGCTTCTATGACTTTGACAAGTTAACAACGGGATTACATGCAGACCAATTAATTATCTTAGCAGCTAGACCTGCCATGGGTAAGACGGCATTTGCTCTTAATATCGCTCAGAATGTGGCAACTAAGTCTAATAAGGCTGTGGCCGTCTTCTCGCTTGAAATGGGTGCCGAAAGTCTAGTTGAGCGTATGCTTGCTAGCGAGGGAACTATTAAGAGTCATCACATCCGGACTGGTCAATTAACTGCTGAGGATTGGCAAAGGCTCATATATGCGCAAGGAGAGCTTGCTGAAGCACCTATTTTCATAGATGACACGGCTGGCGTCAAAATTACTGATATTAGAGCAAGAGCCAGAAGGCTGTCACAAGAGACTGATGGGCTTGGATTGATAGTCATTGACTATCTTCAGTTAATACAAGGGTCACGTTCAGACAATAGGCAACAAGAAGTCTCTGAGATTTCTAGACAGTTAAAGATAATTGCTAAGGAATTAAAAGTGCCTATCATTGCTCTTAGCCAACTATCACGCAGCGTTGAGCAAAGGCAGGACAAGAGACCTATCATGTCAGATTTAAGGGAGTCAGGAAGCATTGAGCAAGATGCTGATATTGTCGCCTTTTTATACCGTGATGATTACTATACTGACAAATCTGACGATCAGCCAGAAAGTAATCTGACTGAGTTGATTATCAAGAAAAATAGGCATGGCAGTCTTGGCACTGTTAACCTATATTTTCATAAAGAGTACACTAAATTTTCTAGTTTAAAGGAGGAAAATAATGGCTCAGCGTAGAATGTTTAGTAGAAAAATTACTGAGACTGATCGTTTCCTTGAAATGCCATTATCATCTCAAGCTCTCTACTTTCATTTGAATATGGGAGCTGATGATGAGGGCTTTATCGATAAGGCTAAGACGATTCAGAGAACAATTGGTGCTAGTGACGATGATATGAAATTGCTTATTGCAAAAGGGTTCTTGATTCCCTTTGATAGTGGTGTAGTCGTTATCCGTCATTGGAGGATTCACAACTATATCCAGTCTGACCGCTTTCAATCAACTTTATACCAGTCAGAAAAGGCTCAGCTAGAGTATGACAAGTCAAAAACAGCCAGTCTTAAACCTATTGGAAATTGTATACAAAATGTATCCGAAATGGAGACACAGGTTAGGTTAAGTAAGGGTAGCTTAGATAAGGATAGCTTAACTACCTATCCTACTGTTTTAGACAACGAGGAAGAAGATATTCCATACAAGGAAATCATATCTTACTTGAATGAAAAAGCTAATAGAAATTACAGACCTAACATTCAGAAAAACAAAACTCTTATCAAGGCTAGATGGTCAGAAGGATTCAGATTAGATGATTTTAAGCATGTCATTGATAACACAGTCAAGGATTGGTCAGGTACTAAGTATGAAAAGTATCTCAGACCTGAAACGCTCTTTGGTTCTAAGTTTGAAGGTTATCTGAATCAAGCACCACGAACCAAGAAGGAAACAACTGATGAAAGGTTGGGCTTTTAGATGAATCCTTTTAAGAATTTTGAAACCAGGCAAGTCTTGGCTGAAACTTGTGAGGTTCACGGTTGCCAGTTGTGGCTGACTAAAGTACCGATTAAGGGAAGACTTGAAGAACTCAAGCAATGCCCAGAGTGTACCAAGGCCGCTATCAACATCTTTGAAGATAAGTTGAACAGCCAGAGCAAAATCAACAGCAAACTTGCTGATACCTATGCTGTCTTTGAAAGAGATAGTCTGGTATCAGATAAGCTAAGAGGTAAGAACCTTGAGAACTATGAAATCAAGGATGATATTGACCAGCAAGCTATCAACTACGCTAAGCGAATGGAACAGTTCTACCGACAGGATAGAACAGGCAATGCTATTATTACTGGTCCATCTGGTGTCGGTAAGAGTCATCTGACTTACGGCTTGGCCAAATTCATGAACGAACAATTTAAAGCATACGAATCACCAAAATCTGTCCTTTTCATCTCACTGGTAAGCCTTTTTACAAAAATAAAAGAAAGCTTCAAGGTTGACAATGGGTACAGACAGGCTGACATGATTGAGTTACTAACTAAGGTTGATTACCTCTTTCTGGACGATTTGGGCAAGGAGAGTCGCAAAGGCGACAGCCAGAACAATGAGTGGACTCATCAAATACTGTATGAGATTTTGGACAATCGGAGCAACACGATCATCAACACGAACCTGAGCAGTAAGGAGATTAAGGCCTTGTATGCTGACAATTATGGCAACGGTGCTTTGTCTAGTCGGATTCTTGAGGGTGTGACTGGAAATAGCTTTGCTTATCCGAAGGATATGGAAGATAGGAGGTATTGATGTTTAAACTACAACATATTGTTAATGGGTTTTATCCAGTTACCGTTGGTAATTTTGATAATGTTCAAGATGCAGTTGATGCCATCAAGGCGCATGTTAGAGCTAACTCCGCAATCATAAATCTACGATATGCAAAGAGTATGAGTGGCGAAACTATCAGAATTGATTATGGTGCTAAGGATTGCTATTACTTGTTAACCTTGATAAACGAGGCTAATGGATGCTAGAAAAGGTGGAAGAATGAGAAAATATATTGAATTTAAGGACGAATGGAAAAGTGCAACAGACCACCTGAACGATTTTATCGACAAAAACAAGTACGCAAAAGTGACAGTTGTTGGTTATCAAGTCGTACAACTTTCTCCTTACGGAAGAGATTTGACTTATATTTTGGCAGAGGTGGAAGTATGACGACAGATGAAGCGTTGCAAAATTTACGTGATGACTTGAATAAAATAATTAATGTCCTAAAAAACGATTGGAAAGCACTATTGTTTCTTGCAATCGCAATATTTGGGATGATGGTAACCGTGTCGTATTTTAGCTATCGCGACGCACGACAATATTACGAGCCGCAAATCACAGGTTTAACGCAGCAATTAAAACGCACGCAGTATCAGCTTAAACGTGCTAGTGATGATAGAGCTAGACAGACTAAGCGAATTGCGGAATTGACAGGAAATGGGGGATGAGGATGAAGTATGAGTTATTTAACGACCACTTCGAAAATGCAAAACGTTATCAAATACCAAGAGCGCAATTAATTATTGCAGATATACCTTACAATTTAGGGACCAATGCTTATGCAAGTGATCCACGCTGGTATGAAAAAGGCAGTAATAAAAACGGTGAATCAAAACTGGCTGGAAAATCATTTTTTGATACAGATAATGATTTCAAAATTAATAACTTCTTTGACTTCAGTGCACGGTTATTAAAAAAAGAGCCAAAAGAAAAAGGCAAAGCGCCTGCTATGATTGTTTTTAATTCATGGCAACAAAGAGAAATGGTTATCCAATGTGGTAAAAAGCATGGTTTCAAGAAAGCTTATCCGCTTTATTTTATCAAGAAGTCCAGTCCACAGGCCTTGAAAGCGAACATGAGGATTGTTGGAGCGGTTGAGGAGGCGACAGTATTATATCGGGATAAATTACCTAAATTTAATAATAATGGCGCAATGGTTTTAAATCATTTACCATGGGAAAAAGATAGCTTCTATCCAGTTATTCATCCAACACAAAAACCAATACCCGTTTTAAAAAGATTAATTGAGATTTTCACAGACCCTGATGATGTGGTTATTGATCCTGTTGCTGGAAGCGGATCAACAATTCGTGCAGCAATCGAAATGAATAGAAATGCTTATGGATTTGAAATAAAAAAAGATTTTTATAAGAGAGCGAAGGAAGAAATGCTTAGTACGTTTCAAACCAGTCTTTTTTGAAAAAGGAATTTCAGATGTTGAGTTGTCATCTGTTGTCCAAAAAATACTTGAAGAAAAATACATTAAAGGTTTACGATTTGAACAAGTAAATGCCCTAACAATTATGTGCGAGTTGGGTTATATCCACTTTGACAAGAGACTATCTGAAGTTTACGAACAAGCACTAAATAGCATAGGAGATTATAAAAAATGATCAATAACGTTGTCCTGATTGGCCGCTTAACAAAAGATGTTGAGCTACGCTATACACCAAGTCAAGTAGCTTGCGCACAGTTTACTTTAGCAGTTAATCGTAATTTTAAAAATCAAGATGGACAAAAAGAAGCTGATTTTATTAATTGTGTGATGTGGCGACAAGCTGCTGAAAATTTAACAAATTGGACTAAGAAGGGCCATCTGATTGCGATAACAGGACGCATTCAGACCCGTAACTATGAGAATCAGAATGGTCAACGTGTTTACGTGACAGAAGTGGTTGCCGAAAGTTTTCAAATTTTAGAGAAGCGTGATAATACAGCTAATACTAATAGCTTGGCAGATACCATGCCAGACTATGGACCAGAACCAGATTTACCATTTTAGGAGTAATTAATAAATGATATATTTACAAGGCGAAGGTATAAAACCAGAAGATATGACTATTGACATGAGTGGGGTTCAGGCATTACAGTCAACCATTGACTATATCAACTTTTTAGAATCAGAGAAACACAGATGAACAAAAGAATCAAGAAGAAGAAAGCTAAGCAAGCTGAACTAAAGAAACAACAAGAGGCGGAGCAGTTTTGGCAAGATCCTGAGAAAGTTCATCAAGCATTGTATTTAGTAGCTACAACTTTTAGTAACGTTTTTACAAACTTATCAGTAGTTTTTGCTAATGCAGCTAAAATTTGGAGAGAATGGGGAGAACAATTTGACAAAGAAAACAGCAATCAGAAGTAGACGAGATTATCTTGAGTTCGAACTAGAGGCTAAGTATCTTAGAATTGATAGGCTAATTGGTCAGCGTCGTCATGAACTAGAACGAGTTTACGCTGTTAAGAATTTGACTATACCAGGCATTGATGATTCAGGAGCCAGCCGCAGTGGAACAACAACTAACACGTCTGAAAATCTAGCTATTGCCTATGCAAGTGATCCTATGATTTTGAAACTTGAAGAGTTTCAGAAAGCAATATCTCAGCTATTGGAAGTGCTAGAACCTGATGATAAGAAAATTTTCCATCTTAGGTGGGGTGAGCACACTGGATATGATTGGATTCAAGTTTGGCATATCATGGAGAATGGCGAGACTGGTTATCTATACAGGCATAGCAAGCAGATTTACAGAAGACGTGAAGTCATCCTTGACACACTCGCCAAATTACTTTTCATGTAACTTGTCAAAAAAATGGGTAGTATTGACAGAAACAATCTGATAGATTGATAGTGTTGCTAAGCACCGAGGAAAACTTGGTGCTTTATTTTTTTGTGAAAGGAGCAAGGCAATGAATATTGTTGAACCGCTTAGAGACAAAGATGACATTCAGGCAATGAAAGACTATCTCTCATCATGGAATGAAAAATACTATATGCTGTTTTTACTTGGTATCAATACAGGTTTCCGTGTTGGCGATATTCTGAAACTGAAGGTCAAGGATGTTCAGGGGTGGCACATTAAGGTAAGGGAACAGAAGACTGGAAAATACAAGAGTATTAAGATGACAAGACCTTTGAAGAATGAACTGAGGGATTTTGTCAAAGGTAAGGAACTTCATGAGTATCTTTTCCAGAGCCGTGTTGGGAAAAATAAGGCTCTCAGCTATAAGACGGTTTACTGGTTTCTTAAGAGAGCTGCTGAAGATCTTGGAATTGACAATGTGGGCACACACACTATGCGTAAAACATTTGGCTATCACTACTACAAAAAGTACAAGAACGTTGCTGACTTGATGTCGCTATTTAATCATTCAAGTCCAGCAGTTACACTAATCTATATCTGTGTAAGGCAAGATGAGCTTGATACGAAGATGAGTAATTTTAGCCTCTAATATTTTTTGATTTTTTCAACTATCCATAACGAGGAAGTTTCTAGTTTATATTTTTGGGATACCTTGAAGCCTTGGTATTTCTGATTTTAAAAGCTGAAACAAAACTGGATAAAATATAAGATATAGATAGTTCAGTATGGTTATTTTACATAATTTGAAAGGACAGACAATGATAAAAGAATATCGTGATAAATTTCTTAATGAAGATGCAGTAGCACAACTAAACCTAGATATTTTAAATAACCCGAATGTATCATTTGAAATATTAGGTTATTCTCGTGTCACTATTGATAGACAGATTGATTGCATATCTACTGGCATTCTAGTTAAGTGGGGAAAGGGATTTAAGTAAAATAATTTATCTTGTCAAAAAAAGGGGTATTATTGACAAACGCAATCTGATATATTTGTATCGTGATAATTTTGAAGAGATCGGCGGTTGCTGATTCTCTTTTTTTGTTGGAGGTAAGCATGAGACCAAAAAGGTATCCGTACTCGTTGACTAGTGAGGTTCTAGTTGACACGTCAACGATTTATGCATGGGACAAGCCAATGTATAAGATGATTTCGTTCATGAACAGATTCACAGGAGAAATCCGAGTTGAATCATTCAAGCTATGACATTCAAGAATCCTAAACACTCTGACTGGTTCAGAGCTTGGCAGATTAAGTTCTATAACTCCAAGCCATGGAGAACTTTAAGAAATAAAGTCAGACACCATAAAAGAATGCGTTGTGATATGTGTTGTCGATTGATTCATGGCAAGAGTATCGTTGATCACATCATCGAGATTGACGAATCAAACTATCAAGATGAATCTATCACTCTTAACGAAGATAACTTGCAATTACTTTGTCTCGAGTGCCATAACACAAAAACTTTCCAGAATAAAATAAATCTAAATTTAGAAAATCGGAAAATAAGTTTATTTTGATTTTTTTATTTGTGGATCCCCCCTATTTCAATTTTGCGAGCGCTAGAATAATAACGGTGTCAATCCTCTTGTGTACCTCTCCCCCAAAATTGACGAAAATTGATACAAGAAAGGAGCATGATTTTGAAAATCAATGAAGTTTTAGAAAAGCTAGGAATAAGTCGTGCTACCCTTACCAGGTATCGAAAAAAGCTAGGCATATTTGAAGAAACTAGGTCAAATATCACCAAAAGTCAATTCAAAGAGTTGGAAAAGCTTGCCAATCAACGGCAAAAGTACACCAGACAGGAACGTGTTGAGTTATCTCGTAAGACTTTCAAGCTGATTCCAAAAGAAAAAATGCTAGAAATCAGTGATAATGATTCGGTTGGGTTAAAAAACCTCAAAACTCAATACAATCACAATCAAAAAGTGATTGAAAACTTCCAGCTTGAAATCAATAAGGTCATCAATGACGGTGAGCTACCTGATAAGTACCTACTTGATGGAATGGAAAAGTATCAAAAGCTTAACATGCAGATCATGTCAACGATTGAAAAGCAAAGTCCACAGGGTGACAGCCTCAAAGAAATGATTCAGGAGAAGTTAGCACGTTATGGTTGAGATGAAATATTTTGATAAGTATGCTCAGCTCATCTATACTGGTAAGATTCGTATTTGTAAGCTCACAATGAAATCAATCAGACGTGTTGAGCGATACAAAGAGCAATACATCTTCAAACAGGAGGAAGCTGACAAGCGAATTGAGTTCATTGAGGAAGAGTGTAGCAATACCAAAGGTCTTGCTGGTAAGTTACGCTTGGCATTACCTCAAAAGGTTTGGTTAGAAACAACGTGGGGCTTTTATCACACGGTTGAGGTTACTAAGACCAATCCTGATACCTTGGAAGAATACACAGATTATGAAGAAAGGCGTCTCATTCATGAGGTGCCTATTATTGTGCCTCGTGGTACTGGCAAAACTACTCTTGGTTCGGCCATTGGTGAGGTTGGTCAAATCATTGACGGTGAGTGGGGGGCTGATATTCAGCTTCTGGCTTACAGCCGTGAACAGGCTGGCTATTTGTTCAATGCTTCCAGGGCAATGTTGTCGAATGAAGAAAGCTTGCTGCACTATATGCGTGAGGCTGACATCCTACGGTCAACCAAGCAAGGTATCTTGTATGAAACAACTAACAGTCTTATGTCTATCAAGACTTCTGACTACGAAAGCCTTGACGGTACTAATGCTCACTACAATATCTTTGATGAGGTGCACACTTATGATGATGACTTCATCAAGGTTGTGAATGATGGTTCCAGCCGTAAGCGTAAGAATTGGATAACCTGGTACATTTCCACAAATGGAACAAAGCGTGACAAGCTTTTTGATAAGTATTACAACATCTGGGTAGATATCCTTGATGACAAGATTATCAATGATTCTGTCATGCCTTGGATTTACCAGTTGGATGATGTGTCAGAGATTCATGACCCTGATATGTGGCAGAAAGCTATGCCTTTACTTGGTATCACGACAGAGAAAGAAACCATCGCTCGTGATATTGAGATGAGCAAGAATGATCCAGCACAACAGGCTGAGCTGATGGCCAAGACATTCAATCTTCCTGTTAACAACTACCTGGCATACTTCAGTAATGAAGAATGTAGGGGGTGGACAGATAAGTTTGATAAGAGTTTATTTGTCGGAAATGATGAGCGGAGTGCTCGTTGTGTGCTTGGTGTTGACTTATCAGATGTCAATGATATTTGTTCTGTCTCATTCATGGTGGTGCGTGGTGAAGAGCGTCAGTATTTGAACAAGAAATTCATGCCACGTCACACAATTGAAGGTCTTCCAAAAGAACTGAGGGACAAATACGCTGAGTGGGAACTTAGTGGCCAGCTTCATGTTCATGAGTTGGACTACAATGACCAGGCCTATATCTTTGAAGAATTAAGGCAGTTCATGAGTGAGAATAGGATTCTTCCTGTTGCAGTTGGTTATGACCGTTGGAACGCTAAGGAGCTTATCCGCTTATTCAATGACTATTATGGGGATATCTGCCACGATATACCACAGACGGTCAAGAGCTTGTCAAATCCTTTAAAGGTTTACAAGGAAAAGGCTAAGATGGGTAAAATCATCTTTGACGATCCTGTGGCAACTTGGAACCATGCCAATGTCCGTGTCAAGATAGATGCGAATAACAACGTATTTCCAAATAAAGAAAAGGCAAAAGAAAAGATTGACGTCTTTGCTAGTCAGCTAGATGCCTTTATCTGTTATGAAAATTTCAAGGAAGACTTGAGCTACTACTTTGATTGAGGTGAATAATGAACAACTATTTGAATAATTTGAAGGAGGTTTTTACTAGGATTTTCCGTCCAAACAATCGGAAATCTACAAGAACCTATCTTCAAAGAAGTATCTCCTACTGGCGTAGGAACTCCATCTATTTGGATAACATCTACAATAAGATTTCAACTGACACAGCTCAGTTAAGGTTTAAGCATGTCAAGATTACTCGTAACCCAGGCGGTGTAGATTCGATGGTTTGGTATGAGCATAGTGATTTGGCTGAGGTGCTAACAGTTTCACCAAATCCATTAGAAGTGCCTGTTGTCTTTTGGTCAAATGTAACTAGGGCCATGTTGCGTGACGGTGTGGCGGTTGTTGTACCACGTTGGGAAAATGGCCGACTGATTGAAATATGGCTTGCTAAGAAGACAGTGACTTGGACAGCCGAGAGCGTGGAGCTTATGCTTGATGATGTTGCTGTTGAGCTTCCTCTTACTGATGTGTGGGTATTTGAAAATCCTAAGTTGAATGTCACGGCTCAACTCAATCAGATTACTGAGCTTATTGACATTAACTTGAATGCTTTGACAGAAAAGCTTAGCGATGGCAATTCTAGCTTGAGGGGTTTCTTAAAGCTACCAACTAAGGCAGCTGATGAACATTTGAAGCAACAAGCCAGAAACCGTGTTGATAGTATGCTGGACTTGGCCAAGAACGGTGGCATTGCTTATCTTGAGCAAGGCGAAGAGTTCCAGGAACTTAGCAAAGACTATTCTACTGCTTCCAAGGAAGAATTAGAGTTCTTGAAATCACAGCTTTATAATGCGCATGGTATCAATGAGAAATTATTTACCTGTGATTATACTGAGGAACAATATAGAGCCTACTATTCTAGCGTCATGAAGTTGTATCAGCGTGTCTATTCTGAAGAAATCAACAGAAAACACTTCACGAAGACAGCACGGACTCAGGGCAATAAGCTACTGGTCTTCTTTGATATGGCTGACATGATTTCATTTAAGGATTTGGTTGAAGGTGGCTTCAAGTCCAAATATGCTGGGCTGATGAACTCAAATGAGTTCCGTGAAACCTATCTTGGTTTACCTGGCTATGAGGGCGGGGAAGTATTTGAAACCAACCTGAATGCTGTGCGTATCGGTGCAGAAGAATCTGAGTAGGAATCTGAAGGGTGGGCGGTTGGCATATCTTTCACGAAAGGAGGTAAGCAATGGAAAAACTAAAAACCTTTGTCGTGAAGTCAGTTGAGGATGAATCAGCTGACTTTCATTTTGAGGCTTACGCTTCAACCTATGACAATACAGACAGAGAAGGCGATGTGATGGCTAAGGGGTGTTTTGATAACACTCTGAAATCTAAGGCTGTTGTCCCTATGTGTCTTAATCATGACCGTAACCGTGTTATTGGTAAGCATGAATTGTCTGTGGATGAAAAAGGCTTGCGAACACGTTCAACATTTAATCTTAGTGATCCAGAGGCTAAGAAAACTTATGACCTCATGAAAATGGGGGCATTGGATAGCCTGAGCATTGGGTTCTTTGTTAAAGATTATGAGCCTATTGACGCTAAGCAGCCTTACGGTGGATTGATTTTCAAGGAAGTTGAAATCTTTGAAATTTCTGTTGTGACCGTGCCAGCTAACCCTCAAGCAACTGTTGACAATATTAAGGGTTTTGATATGTCAGTGATTGATAAGCGAATCGCTCAGGCGAACATGAGGCAAGAAATCATGAGTAAACTTGCAAAAATTTAAAGGAGACATGATGAAAAAATCACTCGTTGAGCTGTTGGAAGCTCGTCAAAAAGCAACCGATGGACTGGCTGAGGTAAAACTTAAAAAAGCCACTATTGAAGCTAAGATGAAATCTTCAACCAATGAAGATGATGACTTGGAACAGTTAAAAACTGATACAGATAATTTAGTTACTCAAGCAACAGATATTAAGAAAACTATTGCTGAGCTAGATTCTGACATTGAAAAAACTGAGGGAGAGCTTAGCAAAGCTGCCACCATCATTAAAGAAAAACAGAAAGGTAAAACACCTATGGATTATTTGAAAACCAAAACTGCTGCCCTTGATTTTGTTCGTATTCTCATGGATAACGAAGGCAGCGCAAGCAGTGCTCGCAAAGCGTGGGAGACTAACCTAGTTGAAAAAGGAGTAACTAATCTCACTAAGATTCTTCCTGATCCGGTTCTTATTGCTATTCAAGATGCCTTTGTTAACTACAATGGAATTTTGAATCACGTTTCAAAAGACCCACGTTATGCCGTACGTGTTGCTCTTCAAACTCAGGTAGCTAAAGCTAAGGGCCATAAATCAGGTAAGACTAAAAAGGATGAGGAGTTCGCTTTTACAGATTTTACAATCAATACAGCTACTGTATATATCAAGTATGCCTTTGAATATGCTGACTTGAAAAAAGATACTACAGGAGCCTACTTCAATTATGTCATGAAAGAACTTGCTCAAGGTTTCATTCGCGCTGTTGAGCGTGCTGTCGTTATTGGAGATGGTTTGGGTTCAAATGCTGATGATAAAATCACTGATATTAAATCTATTGCTGAAGAAAGTGAAACAGCTCTTTTTGAGACTCAAGAAATTAATGTAACAGGTGATTTTGATAACACTGTACTTGAATCTCTTGTATCTGGTATCGATAAGATTGCTGCAACTACTACACCAATTCTTGTTACTTCGAAACAGATTGCTCGCAAGTTGAAGACGGTTAAAGATGCAGAAGGTCGCTACCTTGATCCTCAGCCGTTTGCTCCAATTGCAACTACTGGAAATGTCATTGCTGGGTATCAGGTTTATGTGTACGATTGGATGGATGACGCGACAAATCCAATTATTGCTTTTGCTGACCAAGCTTACAAAATGATTGGTGATGATGTTTCTGCTGATCGCTTCGAAGATTACGATGTAACGGTTAACCGTCGTCATATTGAACTTGCAAGTGTTATGGGTGGCCGTTTAGCTCAATATAAGTCAGCTGTTAAGTTTACTAAAAAAGAAGACTAAAAGTTAGAAAGAGGCGTCAATGACGGAAATCTTTAAAACTCTCAAAGAGATGGTAGAAGTTGACGTTGAAGAGGATATTTTTGACGTACAACTTTTACGATATATTAACAGTGGGATTTCATATTTACAGCGGAATGCTATTCCAGTTGTCAAGATTGAGGAAAATTCTAAGTTGACAGACTGGCCAGACATTGAGGAAGAAGACAAGGAGACTATTCTTGACTGGCTACATCTCAGATGTGTGCAGCGGTTTGACAAGTCTCTGATGACTGGTGGGGTAACAACCATGGAATGGATAGACAGTGAGCTGACCAACATCTTGTACCAGCTCAAGGCTATCTATGAGGTCAAGCCATGAAGTCATCACGAGTTGCTATCGTCCTATGCTATGATGAGCGTGTCGAGATGGAAAAGGGTGTCTGGGAGAAAAAGACCGTAGAAAAGAAAGTCAAAGCTGAAAAAGAGAAAATTTATCAGCGAAGGCTTGATAAAGCGATGGCAGACGGTCAAGTTCTGACTGCTAGGTTTAGTGTTCGTTCAAACTATGTGACTGACACTCTGGACTATGTCAAATACAATGGCAAAGAGTACAAGGTTAACATTGGCACAGAATCAGATGATGGTCATTACACTATCATTGAACTTGGAGAATTGAAATAATGGCCAAAAAGTTTTTCACTAGACAAGATATTCAAGCACTTCTTGAAACAAACACTTTGAAGGCTAATGTCTTCTACATGGAGCGAGAAGAGAAATCTTCTCCTGACAATGTCATTTTGTATTATCGGTTAATACCAGGCAGTAGTATTACTGCTGATGATAGAGTACACATGAGAAAAGTGACTGTGCAAGTCAGTCACTACCACAAGAAGAAGCTGGACAGCATTGAGAATTTGATGCTGTCTCATTTTATGTGTGAGCCAAATCAATTGAATCTAAAACAGCCTGATACTGATTATTTACTGACAACTTATAGACTTGAGGTATTTACAAGTGGGAAGTGGTAGCGTGAAGATGACACCGCTAAAGGTGGATATCAAAAATCAAGTTTTAGATAATATCAAGAAAGCTGCTCAAAGTACAGAAAGTGACATTAGAACTGGAAGCCCTAGACGAAACGGTGTTTATGAAAAAGGGTGGACTCACGACATCATAGAAGAAAATGCTGTTGTGCATAATAACGGGAAAGAAAAAACTCTATCCCACTTATTAGAGAATGGGCATGCTACCAAGAACGGTGGCTTTGTTGCTCCTAGAGAACACATCAGACCAGCCTATCTCAAAAATAAAGAAAAATTCCTTAATGATATGAAATCCATTAAAATTACACCAAAATAAGAAAGGAATCTTATATGACTTATCAATATGAAACAAGGGAAGTTACACATGGTAATGCAACTGGCTTTTTTGCTAAGATTGCGAAGACCGAAGAAGGTGCACTAGACTTACAAAAGCCTTATCCATTTACTGGGCTACGCAGTACATCATTTGAAACCTCACAGGAATCTAATGCGTATTATGCTGACAACGTAGAACATGTTCGCTTGCAAGGCAAGAAATCCACAGAAGGGTCCATCACAACCTATCAAATCCCAAAACAATTTATGATTGACCATCTTGGGAAAAAATTGACAAAATCCACTCCACCAGCTCTTATTGATACTGGTATCAACACAAATTTTATCTGGGGTTACGCAGAGACTGTTACTGATGAATTTGGAACTGAGATCGAAGAGTTCCATATTTGGACGAATGTTAAGGCTTCTGCACCAAAAGGTAGCACAACAACTGATGAATCTTCTGCAAAACCAAAAGAAATTGAAATCCCTTGCACTGCATCACCAAATAATTTCATCCTAGATTCTGAAAAGAAACCTGTATCTGAAATTGTTTGGCGTGATGATAATAAAGGAACCGTCCGTACTAAATTTGATAAATTATTTGATACAAAAACATCAAGTAAATTAATCGATTTTATTAACGAAGCTCTTGGAGTATCATCAACCGTTGGGATTGGGAGGTAATTAATGATCAAGAAAGAACTATCATTCCTAGCATTCGATAGCTATGGAGAAGAGAGAGAACACACTGAGACAGTGCGTTTTCTTTATTCTTTACCAGCTATTAAAATGTACGAAAACAGAACTGGCCGCAACTTTTTTGATGATAACCAGAAAGCACTTACAGCTTATACAAAACTTGCTCTTTCATCGGGTATCAATGGTAAGCCTACTGATTTAACCGATGAGGAGAAAATCAAATTGATGCCGCTGCTTATGGAACCTGACTTTATGAATTTTTTAACTGAAGTTATCCCTTGCTTATATGGTGAAGTGGAAAATGGCAGACTGATACAGAATGAGCTGACAGCTGAAACAGCTTCGCTGGCTCCTTGGTTTGGCGATTTGCTTGATATTGGTTTTTTCGCAGACCTATTCTATGAATTTAATCGTAGTAGGGCAAAGGTGCCACAGGATAGAAAAAAGCAGCTTCAGAAGTAGTAACTTCTGAAAAAATCTATAAAGTTGTCTTTGAAAACAGGATAGATGTTTTTTGGGCGGAATCTCAACATTTTAATTATTTGATGGGGACAATCCACCAAATGAATATTAATCATGAAGAAAAGAAAATATTATCAAATGCTGATTTACTCAGCGTGATGTCAAATTAAACAAGAAAGGAGGGAATCTATGGCTGAAACATTTGAGGGTTTATATGTCAAATTTGGTGCAAATACTGTTGAATTTGATAGGTCTGTTAAAGGTATCAATAATGCTTTGTCTAGCTTAAAGAAAGACTTTAACAATATCAATAGGCAACTTAAGATGAATCCTGATAACGTTGACCTGTTGAATCGTAAATTAGTTAATTTGCAAGAACAGGCTCGTGTCGGTGCTATGAAGATTGTTGAACTCAAAAAACAGCAGAAAGCACTTGGTGAGTCTGAAGTAGGGTCAGCACAGTGGAATAAGTTACAACTTGAAATTGCTAAAGTTGAATCACAAATGAAGGCTGTTGATAAGGCAATGGAGTCAACTAAACAACATATCCAAGATGTTGGAGATCCAAAGTCTATTTTGAACCTCAATAAAGAGCTTAGCAATGTTGCTAAGGAACTTGATATTGTCAATCAGAAGTTAGAGCTAGATCCTGATAATGTTGAATTAGCAGAACAGAAAATGAAACTGCTTGCTAAACAGTCTGAACTTGCAACAGATAAAGTTCAAGAATTAAAAAAAAAGCAAGCTGCTCTTGGTGATGAGAAAATAGGTACTGAAGAATGGCGTCAACTTCAGAACGAAATTGGTCAAGCTGAAGTTGAAGTTCTAAAGATTGACCGTGCTATGGACAATCTTGGTGCGTCAAGTAAGTCTGCTAGTGGGGATATCAAAGAAGCAACAAACTATCTAAAGGCAGATGTCATGATGGATGTTGCTGATATGGCTGGTCAGGTTGGACAGAAAATGGTCGATGCTGGGAAGCTTACGGTAGATGCTTGGTCTGAAATAGACGAAGCAATGGACACTGTCACAACTAAAACTGGTTTGACTGGTGATGCTCTGCTAGATCTCCAAGAAATCGCTAAAGATATTGCTACTGGCATGCCTACCAGTTTTAAAAATGCAGGTGATGCAGTTGGAGAATTAAACACGCAATTTGGCTTAACTGGGGAAAAACTAAAAACTTCATCAGAGCTACTCATTAAGTATGCTGAAATCAATGGTACAGACATTTCAAACTCTGCTATTTCTGCTAAACAGGCTATTGAAGCTTACGGATTGACCGCTGAAGATTTGGGAATGGTCCTAGACAATGTAACTAAAGTTTCACAGAATACAGGTCAGTCTGTTGATACGATTATACAGAAGGCTATTGATGGAGCACCACAAATCAAAAACTTAGGATTGTCTTTTGAAGAAGGAGCTGCTTTAATTGGTAAGTTTGAAAAAAGTGGTGTTGACTCATCAGCGGCCCTATCAAGTCTTTCAAAGGCAGCTGTGAATTATGCTAAAGATGGAAAAACTTTGACTGATGGATTAAACGAAACGGTTAGTGCTATTCAGAATTCTACTAGTGAAACAGAAGCTTTAGGTATTGCCGCAGAGATATTTGGAAGTAAGGCAGCCCCTAGAATGGTAGATGCTATCCAGCGTGGAGCGTTTAGCTTTGATGACTTAGCTTCATCAGCAAAAGATTCTTCTGGAACTGTCGCTACTACATTTGATGCAACATTAGATCCAATTGATAAGCTGACACAGTATTCTAATCAGGCAAAAGAAGGAATGGCAGAACTGGGTGGCAAGTTACTAGATACTGTGATTCCATCTTTGGAACCGTTGATGGGAATGCTTGAATCTGCTGTCAATTGGTTTACAAGCCTAAATGAGACTGATCAGCAAACAATCACTATTCTTGGTTTGGTTACGACAGCAGTTATGATATTACTTGGTGCTATTGCACCCCTAGTTATTGCCATAGGGGCAATAGGTGCGCCTATTGGAATTGTGATTGCCGCAATAGTCGGTGCTATTGCGGTGATTACATTGATTATCCAAGCAATTATGAATTGGGGAGCTATTACGGATTGGCTCAAGGAAGTTTGGAACGGTTGTGCTAATTGGCTTGCCGAATTGTGGACCAGTATAGTTACGACTGCCACTGCCGCTTGGTCAGACTTCACTGACTGGCTTTCAGGTTTGTGGTCTTCCGTCGCATCAACAGGTCAATCTCTGTGGTCTAGCTTTACTAGTTCCTTATCCAATATTTTCTCAAGCTTGATTGCGGGGGCGCAGTCATTATGGTCAAGTTTCACTTCCACACTTTCCAATTTGTGGTCTGGACTGGTCTCAACAGGTTCAAATTTATTTAATAATTTGAGTAGTACGATTTCAGGAATTTTTAATGGCATACTTTCAACAGCAAGTAACATCTGGAATTCTATAAAATCCACTATTTCAAATGCGATTGAAGGGGCAAAAAATGCAGTTTCTAATGGTATCAATGCCATTAAAAACCTATTTAACTTTCAAATTAGATGGCCACATATACCATTACCTCATTTTCGTGTCAGTGGATCAGCTAACCCTCTTGATTGGCTGAAAGGCGGTGTGCCAAGCATTGGCATTGATTGGTATGCGAAGGGTGGTATCATGACTAAACCAACCCTATTTGGTATGAATGGTAATCGTGCTATGGTTGGTGGTGAAGCTGGTGCTGAGGCCATTTTACCATTGAACAAATCAACTCTTGGAGCTATTGGTCAAAGTATTGCTAACACTATGAATACTGACAACAAAATCAATATTAACTTTACTGGAGTGACAGTTAGAGAAGAAGCAGACTTAGGCAAGTTAGCAAATCTAGTCGGAAACCGTATTGCTGAGGAGTTACAACGTAAAACTAACCTAAAAGGGGGTCTGGTGTGACAAAAATAAATGAGCTTACTATTGACGGTGTAAAAACGTCATCATTTAAGTGTGATGTACTAGTTGAAACAAGACCTCAAGTTATTGTCTCCTCATCAAAGACAGCTTTATTAGAGCATGACGGAATTAGCGGTGCAATTGTACAATCTAACAGGCACCGTGGGCTAATCAAGAAGCCTTATCATATCACTTTAATTGAACCGAGCGATGAAGAAATTTATCGTTTTTCTGCTCTTTTGAACCGTGAAAAGTTTTGGTTGGAAAATGAACAGGAGCCAAGTATCAGGCTTTGGTGTTATAAGGTTGATAGTTTCGAAATCGGTAAAGATGATTTTGGAGCTTGGGGGGTCGATATTACCTTTATCTGTCACCCAACTAAGTTTTTCAAAACCACTGATACTCAGACCTTTACCAAAAGCGGTGTTTTAAAGGTACAGGGGTCAGCTCTGGCTTTTCCGAAGATTACAGTGGTTGGTCAGAGTGGCCCTGAGACATCGTTTACGGTGGGAGACCAAGTCATTAGTCTTGAAAAGTTATCAGAATCACTTGTGATGACGAATAATCCTGACAATCCTAGCTTTAAGACGGTGAGCGGTAAGCTTATTAAGTGGTCTGGTGATTTTGTTACAGTTGATACAGATAAGGGGCAAAATATTGGTATTGTTCTGGGTTCTGGCATAACTTCCTTAACGTTTGAAACAGTTTGGGGGTGGGCATAGTTGCTTTTTTTACTTGATAAAGATGTGAGAACAGTCAAATGGAATGGTATTCCACTACATGAGTCTATCTCTGCTATTGTCAAAGAAGAATTGAATGGTGATTTTTATCTAACTGTCCGCTATCCTATTACGGATTCAGGGATCAATCAGCTTATCAAAGAGGATATGCTGATTAAAGCGCCTGTACCCGTGCTTGGTGCTCAGCTTTTCCGTATCAAGAAGCCTGTTGAGAACGATGATAGTCTGGACATCACTGCCTATCATATTTCTGATGATGTCATGCAGCGGTCAATCAAGCCTGTGAGTGTGGTTGGTCAAAGTTGTGCTATGGCACTGTCTCAGATGGTGCAAAATGCCAAGACTGGTTTAGGAGCTTTCTCTTTCACCAGTGACATCATGGATAGCCGAACCTTTAACACGACTGAGACAGAAACCCTCTACTCAGTCCTTATGGACGGTAAACACAGTATTGTCGGAACGTGGGAGGGCGAGCTTGTCCGTGATAATTTTGCTCTCTTAATCAATCGTAGCCGTGGGGCTGATCGTGGGGTTGTTATCACAACCCATAAGAACCTAAAGTCTTATCAACGCACCAAGAGATCTCAGAGCGTTGTCACTCGTATTCATGCAAGGTCAACATTTAAGCCAGAAGGAGCAGAGGAAGAAACCAAGCTCAGCGTGACTGTCGATAGTCCACTTATCAACTCATATCCTTACATAAATGAAAAGGAATACGAGAACAACAATGCTAAGACAGTTGAAGAACTGAGAAAGTGGGCTGAGGCTAAGTTTAAGAACGATGGCATTGACAAAGTGTCTGATGCTATTGAAATTGAAGCCTACGAACTTGACGGTCAGATTGTTAATCTGGGAGACACAGTCAATCTTAAGAGCAGAAAACATAACGCTGACCTCAACAAAAAGGCTATTGCCTATGAGTTTAACGCTCTGACTGAAGAGTATATCTCCATCACCTTTGACGACAAGCCTGGTGTCAGAGGTGACGGGGTATCTAGTGGTTTGTCCAATGCTGCTGATGCTATTATTGCAACTAGTGTCACAGCACAAGATATAGTTCTTGAACGAGCTATACGTAATTCTAATCAAGCATTTAATGCTAAAGAAGCTAAACTCCGTGAAGAGATTGAAGATGGCATCAAAAAAGCTGAAGCTAATGCTGAGGTCAAAGTTGCTGAGGTTAACGCTAAAGTGCTGGAAGCTGAGGAGCTAGCCAAGGCAGTCGATGAGCGGCTCAAAAAATTTTTATCTGATGCTGACACTAAAGAGCAAGATTTTGATAAAAAACTTGAAGAATTTAGAACGTCTCTTAAAGACCTTGAAGTT